AGTATTACGGCGAAGCTAAACAGAGCTGGTGTAATTAATTTAAGAACAGAACATCTACCTTAGGAACGCTTGCGTTACTTAGATGTGCCCGGCTGCTGGGCTAGATATTATGGGAGTCGTGCCCCGGAATGGTATCTTGAAGTGAGCACTAACATAAAGAACTGTGATGAAAAAGATAGCATTATTCTTACATCAACCCAAGTGCAGTGTACAAAGCGGCAATGGGATTATGCAAGCACTAAGTTCTCATTACAGTTTTAAAATCTTTACCCGCCACGAAGTTGAGCGGGATTTCTTTGACGATGTAGACTGTGTCTGTATTCCCGGAGGCATAGGCGATGCCAACAGCTTTGATTACCTGTTCAGTGAGAACGGACCAGCTGTCAAACAGTTTGTGCGTGGTGGCGGCCGGTACCTAGGTATCTGTATGGGAGCCTATTGGGCCGAACATTACTATCTCGATCTACTCAAAGACATACGAGCAGAACAGTACATCACCCGTCCAGGTGCTGACACACGCAGGCCACACGCTAAGAATCAACGAGTGCTGTGGCGAGGTGAGGAGGAGACGATGTTCTTCTACGATGGCTGTGCCCTAGTAGGTGCAGGCATTGACACAGCCAAGATATGGAGCCTGTATCCCAACGGTGACCCAATGGCAGTCATACAAGGCAATGTAGGCATCATAGGCTGTCATCCGGAAAGCGAACCGCATTGGTATGAGAGTTATAGTTGGATGCAGGGTCAGTATCACAATGGTAGTCATCACAAATTATTATTGGAATTTGTTAACGAACTGATAACCTTGTAATCTTATTGTAATCGAATATTTGTTGAATATTACTTAAATATTCGTATGAAGACGTATCGTTCAATCTTTGTTAGTGATGTGCATCTCGGAACTAAAGACTGTCAAGCGGATAAGTTAAACAATTTTCTCAAACATAACTCTTGTGACACACTATATCTTGTAGGCGATATTATCGATGCTTGGAAGATTCAACAAAACAAATGGCGCTGGAAGCAGAGTCATACCAATGTGGTACGTCGTGTACTAGGACATGCCAAACGTGGCACTAGAGTTGTTTATATAGCAGGCAATCATGATGAGTTTTTAAGACCAATGATGCCATATGGTTTTAGTTTTGGGCTAGTAGAGATACACAATCAGATAGAGCACATGGGTGCAGACGGCAAGCGTTATCTAGTTACACACGGTGACCTGTTTGATGGCATTACTCGACTGGCACCATGGATAGCATTTTTAGGGGACAAGGCATATGATGTCATTTTATCACTCAATAGTAAGTTCAATTGGATACGCCATCGTTTTGGTTTTGGGTACTTTAGTCTTAGCAAATACCTTAAACACAAAGTAAAGAAAGCTGTAGACTTCATATTCAAGTTTGAAGAAAACCTAGCCAACTATTGTAAGAAGCGTGGATTCGATGGTGTTATATGTGGCCACATACATCACGCAGAAATCAAAAAGATCAACGGTGTGATGTATATGAATGACGGTGACTGGGTTGAATCATGTACAGCACTTGTAGAACATCATGACGGTCGTTGGGAAATTGTAACATGGACCAAGGAGAAGGACAATGTGGATACTGATACTGATAGCAGTTCACGTGAACAATCCTCAGGACGTGCCGGGAAGAATAGAGCTAGCATTCAAGGACCAGATGAGTTGCGAAGTGGCTCTAGCGTCAATGAAGTGGCAGTTAAAGTTTAATAATTTTAAGGTAGAAGGCCAATGCAAACGACAATAAGTGATAAGATTACCATTGTGGTTCCCTGTAAGAATGAAGAAAACTATATCGCACATTTGTTAATGCATCTGCGTCAGCAATCAATAGGCGACACTAGAATTATCATTGCCGACTGTTCAACGGACAACACACGAGAAGTTATAGAAATAATGAAGGGTGAACTGAATGTTGAGGTTATTGATGGTGGTCCAGTTAGTCTTGCCAAGAACAACGGAGCACGATTAGTTACTACACCCTACATTCTGTTCATTGATGCCGATGTTCGTTTCTTTAAGACCACAGTTATTCAAGATGCTGTTGACATAATAGAATCAAAGAACTTGGACTTGATAGGTTTAAAAATAAAATGTTATGATCGTGATCCAAGAGCACATCTTGGATTCATTATCTTTAATACTATAAATCATGCCATGAAATACTTCTCACCCTTTGCAGTTGGAGCATTCATGCTCACCCGTAGAGACCGCTTTGAAGAGTATGGTGGCTTTCCGGAACAGTTTTCAACCAGCGAGGACTTTTTCTTATCTAGAAAGTATAGTCCTAAAAAGTTTAAAATCGTTCGACACCATTTTGGCCAAGACAGTCGCAGATTTAAGAAGATGGGTTATATGGGTATGGCCAAGTATCTGGTCAAGAACTTTGTTAACCGCAACAACAAGAAGTACTGGGACAGCCTAGACAATAGCAAATACTGGAGTTAATATAGAGATATTATTTAAGTGCTGTCTCAAGCCAAGGCTTACAGTTTTCCCATGTGGTGAATACATGTGCCACACCCCCAACTGCTTGCCACTCTTGACAATTGCTGTGGCGATCATCAATTAAAATGTCGCCCGGGTTCTTGCAATGCCTCCATTTGTCATGGCTGAATGGTCCTATAGTGACAGGCACCCCAGGGAAGTGATCGAGTGCCCACATGACTTTGTCACTGGCAGCCAGCGGCATACTATAGTCGTGTGGTAGTGCTGTGAGAAAACGCAAATGGTATTGAGGATTTCGATCAATGTATGCTTTACACATATTAACTAATTCATGTGCTCCTGTCATCAAGGGCAAATTGCGATAAAATCGCATGTCGTCCTTAACTCTGTCCCATTCTTCTTGTGGAATACGCTCGCCATTCTTGTCCCAACGTGTTTTAAGAACTTGTTGTGCTTGGCCGTGCCAATCTGCAACAACATCATCCATGTCTAAGTATATGTTCATACTGTATTATAGTACGTTTATTGGGCATTGTCAACGGGATAAGTAATCAATGAATATAATAATCTATACCCTAGTGATGGTACAAATCACTATAGCCTGTGTCACCTTGTATTTGCACAGAAGCCAAACACACAGAGCTGTACAATTTCATCCAGTGGTTAATCACGTTATGCGAGCCTGGCTTTGGCTAACAACAGGCATGGTTACTCGTCAATGGGTAGCCATACATCGCCGACATCATCAACGTTCGGACCAAGAGGGCGATCCGCATAGCCCTCAGATCTACGGCATTTGGCGTGTGCTGTTCGGCGGAGCATTGCTTTATCATTCAGCCAGCAAAGACACAGCCATGGTTGACTCCTTGAGCAAGGACTGCCCCAATGATTGGATCGAACGCAACCTTTACTCTGCACACAGTCGCTCAGGTATTCTACTAATGCTGGTCATAGACCTATTGTTATTTGGACCGTGGGGACTTGTAGTGTGGGGTATTCAAATGATTTGGATACCATTCTGGGCAGCTGGTGTGGTCAATGGTGTTAGCCATTGGTGGGGATATCGCAACACAGATACCAAAGATACCAGCCGCAACATCATTCCGTGGGCTGTCTGGATAGGCGGCGAAGAACTACACAACAATCATCACAGTGATGGTGCCAACGCCAAGTTCAGCCAGAAATGGTATGAGTTCGATCTAGGTTGGTTGTACATCTGTATCTTGCGGTTCTTTAGGCTAGCCACAGTTAGATAAAGAAAAAGCACCCGAAGGTGCTTTTCTTTTTACCACTATATATTGCTCTACGAGCGTATATTATTTCTTCACGCCGCTGTTTACAAATGAGTACATTTTTTCAGCTGTCTCTAGAACTTTGTCAAGTCCTGGAAACTGTGGCATTTCAACTTTACTAACGATTTGACCAGTCTTCTCGTCACGAGTAGCAGTCATTTCCCAGCCTTGGAATTTGGCGTGGAAGTCGTCTTGTACTAGGCTCTTGGCCATGCCCAAGATGTCTGTACGGATTTCGTAACCGTTCTTGTTGAATTTAACTTCTGGTAGCTTTGGTGCTGTAAAAATTTCTGACATAATAATCTCCTGTGTGTTAATGTCTGTTGCTAACAACTACTTCTTTTTCGCTGTTAGTTTATTATATATGCTCTGCGATAGAAAAGCAACTTATTTTCCGAACTTTTTTACTCGTTCCTTAATAAGGTTTACCACTTGGTCACTGAGCACTACTTCATAATGGTTGTATTCAACTTCCACTAATTCCATATCAGCATGATGTTTTTGACTGCTGATAGTTACTACTCCATCGTTGGCTTCGTGCATAAAAGGGCTTTGTCCCTTTACAGTCACAATATTAGTCCAAGGATGTTGTATCTTGATCTTACTGGCCTGCTTCATTACCCAACTACTAGGCCCAATGTCACGCATGAGCCTACTAAACGGTAAGAAGTACTGGGCATAGTCCGCTACTTCAGCACCACCATACGGAGTGCTTAGAGTCACAGCACCTTTAACAGCACTAGGCATTGAGTTGGCCAAATGTAGGCTGTAGATACCGCCCAGACTATGTGCAACAAACACCAGGTCCTTTTGGTCCTGTAATGTTGCCTGCATGTCTTTTAGGTTGTTTTCAAACCCATTACGACTGTCGTAGTTGATAGCTACTCCGTCGCCTAATTTACTTCTAATATAGTTGAAGCTTTCGCTGGTGGCATTAGCCCCGTGAATATACACCAAGTTCATGCCAATATTTATTAGTTTCCGTATACTGCTTTGGCTTCTTCTATGCGGCCTTGACGAGCAAGACTAGCGGCAGCACGGGCTTGCCCAAATGCTTCTAAAAATGACCAGATTGAGTTGACGATTGTTTTCATAGATAATTCCCTTTTTGAGAGTAGTTGAACTCGCGAACATAGTTTTCGAGTTGAGCGGCATCGGTAATGCCTTTGGTGCTTAGATAATGATCCAAGCGGCTTTGGTAGTTAGTTGCTGGGAACATTTCACTTAAACGTTCCATAATGGCTAACATTTGATCTGATATGTATTTCATTTCATTTTCCTGTGTGTTTGTAGCAACTCATGGTTTCTACTGAGTATTTATCTATTGTATGCTGCAACCGCACAAAAAGCAACCTATTGACAACCATTTAGTGTTTAGTTATACTATAACTCGATTGAGTTAAATACGTGATGGGAAACAATTTATGAAACTTCGTACCAGATCAATTCTACAAGAACTTAATGAAATTGCCGAAGTACGCAACACGGATTCGTTGATCGAAAGCCGTGCTACCAACATCATTAATTCTGCTATTAATCTGTTGGAAAGCATACACAAGCACTATGACGCTGACTCAGCGGATGAGCTTGAGCGCAGACTTATTAATGCCATCAAAGGACAAGATCCCAGTAAATTTACCCGCGGTGTACGAAGATTGGCAGAATCACGTAAAGCCAAAAGAAAACTAGAAGAATCCAATGACAATGAGTAATCTATTCGAAGGCGGCAATGTTTTTAAAACTGCCGATAAAAAATCACTAACACAGCGCATTGCTACCAAAGACGTGCCAGCCACTGTTGACTTTATTGAAAAAATTACAGGCCTAGACTTTACAAAAGAATTAGATCCAGATGACAAGAAGCCAGTTAAGTGGCTAGGTACTACTGGTCGTAAAGAAGATCCAGATGGCACATTTGATCTAAACAGTTCTGGTGATTTGGATCTCAGCGTAGATGCTAGAGAAATCTCCAAAGAAGAACTAATTGCCAAATTGGCCGACTGGTGCAGAACCAATGGTGTTCCAGAAGAAGAAATTTTCAACCAAGGCACAAAGAAAACTGACGGATGGATCAAAGACGCTGGTGACAACGTGCATTTTAGGACTCCAATTTCGGGCAGTCAAACTAATGGATTTGCGCAGTCCGATTTCATGCTCACAGTGAATCCCAAATTCCAACAAGGATCTATGATCGGTGGCCGAGGACAATATCGCGGTGAACATCGTCACATTGTATTGAGTTCCATTGCTCGTGCTAGAGGATTTAAATATAGTCCCAAGTTTGGCCTACTTCACGGAGATACAAACGAACCTGTAGAAAACGGCGACGACTGGAATGTTATCGCAAAACAACTGTTAGGACAAACAGCTACTAACAAAGACGTCAAGAGTGTAGATGGCATTGTTGCTTATATTATCAAACTGCCTAACTATGATGAACTTGTAGCAGGCGCTAGAGAAACACTGGGCAAGCAGGGCATAGAATTACCTGTTAAAGAAGCCTTTGAAAGCTACGTACCAGGAAGTAATGCTTGGATGCGTAGAATGATTAATATTGTAAAATGAGAGCATTTGAATTCCTAACTGAAGCTGACGCACCTCCTGCCAAGAAAGTTGGCAGAGAGTTTAACCACCTAGAAGACAAGGTGTTTGCAGAAGACAATGGTGCTGTCAAAGCCATCCAAATTCTCAAAGACCTGGCCAGTCCCGATACCAGCATCACCATCAAGTGGGACGGCAATCCCACAGTCTATTGGGGACGTGAAGAAGATGGCACATTCCGTATGGTGGGCAAGAACAACTGGGGACGTGAAGAAGGTAAAAGCTCCAGTCCAGAAGAACTAAAACAATTTATCATGAGTCGTGGCAAGGGCGAAGAATGGCGTGAGAAGTTTGCAGGAGATATGGCAGCACTATGGCCCATCTTTGAAAAGGCAACTCCTACAGAATTCCGTGGTTATGTCTATGGAGATATTCTTTTCCATCCGGGTAAACCTTATAAAGGCGGTGATGGTCGTATATCGTTCACACCTAATCAAACAACCTATGCTGTAGCAGGTACCAGTGAAGTTGGTCGTCAGTTGGCCAAGGCCAAAGTGGCAGTGGCCGCACACAAGGTATTCAGCTACTTTGGAGACAAGAGTGGTGAGGACTTTACTGATCCCGAGCAGTTTAGTGCCAACCCAGAACTAAAAGTATTTGGCCTAACCAGTGTGAGTCATAGGCCAGCAGTTGGTGCAGAAAATCTTGCCAAAATTGAAGCCCTAGCTAAAAATCAACAGGCCATTGATAAATTGTTAGCACCTGTAACAGGCATGAGCTATTTGCGCGATGAGATTTACAAATTTGTTAATACCCAGTCAAAAGACAAACAACTAGACAATATCAACACCGATGCGTTCATGGCATTTGTAGGCAAGATGCCCGTCAAGGCTGCTAAAATAGCTGCACACAATGAAAAACATCCAGGAGTAATGGACACGATGTTTGAGCTAGTTCGAGAGATCATGGCGGCCAAAGACGAAGTGATCCGTGAGCTAGATAGTGCCGAGGGTGACATCACAGCCACTACAGGCGGCAAGCCAGGTGGTGAAGGCTATGTTGCTGGTGGATCAAAGCTGGTACCTAGAGACCGCTGGACTCCGT